AATAAACAGCAGGGCTAAAGGCTGTAGAGGCGAGCGCATGTGGCGCGACGAACTCCGGGCTGCTGGTTTCACCGCAAGGCGCGGCCAGCAGTTCGCCGGAGGGACGGACTCGCCAGATGTGATCTGTGAGGAACTCAAGAACCTGCATCAAGAAGTGAAGTTCGTTGAGAATCTGAACCTTATCAAGGCCACAGAACAGGCCGAGCGTGACGGTGCTGGCAAAGCTTGGATCGTGGCTCACAAGAAAAACCGTACACCTTGGCTAGTGACGATGAGCAGCGAACTGTTTTTCAAGCTACTCAGGGATGGCATGGAAGGCCTTAAAGCAAATACATGAAAACAGAAAAACTTAATCAAGTGATTTACGCCAGAACAAACAAAATTTTCAAGCTTTGGAGTGAAGGCAAAATATCTCTTGAAGAGAACATGGAAATGTACATCAGAATGATTGAAGGTTATAAGCGCAAATACCCAATTCAAATGGGAGAGATTTTTGCGACACCTGCCCCGCTGGTTTCCGGCGAGCAAGGACCGGGAGATCTCGGTCGATGAGTGGTGAGTGTGACTGTACCGCACGAATACTAGTACAGATCGAACGCCAGTTGCCAGTCAGGCGTGACACTGGGAGAGACTAGGATAAATGCAAAATTATGACGAAACAACAAATTATAGACAACGTGCAGCGCAGAATGGCTTCATACAACAAGTTATTGGGCCAAAAGGAAATTACAGAGTTTCAATATATTGAGATGGCTTATCGTATGCTTGATTACTGGATGAGTGTAATTCGCGATCGGATGGCGTGACGCTGAGAGAGACTTCTGCACCAGGCAGGGGCGCGACTGCACAACGCGCACATTTACAAAATGAAAACATGTCGGATCTGCAAAGAAGAGAAGCCGCTTACGGCGTTTGTTAAGTATGCAAGAATGCCAGATGGGCTGGAGACTCGCTGCCGAGAATGCAATCGCACAAGAATTCGTAAGATTCGCGACAAGAACCCTGGATACAACAGCGAACATACAAAGAAGTTTAAGCTTCAAAACCCAGAGAAGCGAAAGGCCCACCGAGCGGTTGAGTATGCACTACGGACTGGCAAGCTGGTTAAAGCACCATGTATCGTGTGCGGTGAGAGAAACGCGGAGACCCACCATGAGGATTACAGTAGGCCGTTGGATGTAATGTGGCTGTGCCGTAAACATCATGCGGAACATCACGAAAAACTCAGAGCAAACAAAACATGAACATAAGCATTAACATCACATATTCATCCGGCACTAAGGTTGAGCTTGTCGTCCCGCTGGAGGAGCCAGCGCAACTTATCAGCAAATCAGAGTCACCTGTGACACCCGAGCCTGTGCAGCCCGCGCAGGACTTAGCAGATGCCATGTGCATCGTCACGAACAAAGAACTTGAGTCGTCTGGCAAGCGGTACACTTCCGTTAACGAGCTTATCGACGATCTCTGCAAAGATCCCGAGGTAGGCAGGACGATGAGCATGTATAACATGACGTTCCAGACTCAAGACGGCAAGGAGTGGCAAGTACCGCCGGGCTTGATGAAGGACCTCGTCATCATCTACGGCGAGAAGACCGTCGAACAGGAGCTGCTCAAGGCCCACGCTTGGCTCGAAGCTGACCCTGCAAGACGCAAGACTCCACGCGGCATGGGGCGCTTCCTGAACGGCTGGCTCAGTCGTGCATCGTCAATGGTGCGTACACCGATAAAGACTCTCCTTAAGCGGGACAACCTCATGGGATCACAGCATGGAACACAAGAAAGCTGGTAGACGCAGGCCGGTGGAGTTGCCACCTGACACGGTGGTGCCAACTGCGCTGGAGGCCGAGCGCGGCATAGCGTCGATTGCCCTGAATCATCCCGAGGTCTTCTTGCATCACATCTCGGAGAAGAACTTCAAGGTAAGCGACATCTTTGATCCGCTTAGTCATCGAGTCTGCGAGATCATCCTTCAACAGCAGTCCCGCAATGCGTCGTCTGAGATCCGCGTAATTTTCGAGAAGTGTCGCGAGACCTTACCGGCGACCGAGTTCCACCAACTCAGCGACCTATACACGCTGATGCCAATCGCCGGCGCCATCGGCGACCTCGTAGACATCGTCAAGAACACGGCCAAACGGCGCACCTTACAGCATGTCGCCTACGAGACGCTCATGGCCATTAGTGACGCCACCGTGCAGACACCGGAGCTTCTAAGTGACGTTGTGATGAAGGTCGAGGGGCTGTCCCGTGAGCTTGCTCCGCCCAAGGTGATGGACACTAAGGCGCTCCTGCTCAATGCACTGACACGCTACGAGACAGGTGACGACGAGTCCATGCGGATAAAAACAGGCTACTCTGCTATCGACAACATCTGCCCGATACGATACGGAGACTTTGTAGTCATCGGTGGCGAAACAAAAAGCGGCAAGACGATGCTTGCACTCAACATCATTGCAAACTTAATAAATGAATAAACTCGTAAACCTAACCCCTCACGACATTACCATCACTGGTTACGGCGTGATTGAACCCAGCGGCTACAGCGTAAAGGTACATAGCCACCTGAGTAAGGTGGCAGACGTTGATGGTGTCCCCATTATGTGCTGTAAAGACGCCAAGGTGAGCAACCTGCCTGACCCTGTGAAAGGCATCCTGTACATCGTCCCTGGCTATGTGCGCACGGCACTACCCAACCGAACAGATTTGGCTAGTCCAACAAAACTCATCCGTGACGGAGCCGGTAAGATCGTCGGCTGCGGTGCGCTTGAAATCAACCCATAACAAAATGAAAACAGAACTACTACAAAACCTAGAAATGACAACTTACCGTGGAATGCACGGTCTATCGAAGCACAGCCTCGACGCCTTCGCAGTCTGCCCGGCGTACTACAAGTGGAAGGAGCGTCAAGAATGGAAGCCATCCCGCGAGATGGAGCTTGGCACGCTTGTCCACAGTCTAGCTCTTGAGGGCCGTTGTGAGTACGCTATTGCTCCAGCGTGTGACAGGCGCACCAAGGAAGGCAAGCTGACATGGGAGAACTTCTGCCAAGAGAACATCGGCAAGGTCATTCTCAACGAGGACGAAGGGGCGCGTGTGGAAGGCGCCTGTGCAGCCGTGGAGCCATTGCTTCAAATGGTGACGGCAGCCAAGATCATCGAGGCATCCATGTTCTGGGAACGTGACGGCGTACAGTGCAAGGGGCGCCCAGACATGATCACCGAGATCAAGGGGCGTGCAGCTATCGTTGATCTAAAGACGACCAGCGACTTCTCGAAATTCGACCACAAATTCTTTGGCTTCGGCTACGACAAGCAGGCTGCTTGGTATACTTACGGTCTTGAGCAGATCACTGGACAAGAGGACATCGACTTCTACTTCTTGGTCGTCGATATGCAGGCGCCCCATCTGTCGCAGTGGGTAAAGGCATCCACGGAACTTATCGACATTGCGAACCAGCAGCTCGACGTAACATTGTCACAGTACAAGCTGTGCCTCGATCAAGACGTGTGGCCCGGTCCACCAACGATGCGCGTCATGTTGCCACGTAGATGGGAGGAAGCATGATTGTTCGACCTAAAGATTTTTTGTATGACTTTGATGAGCAGCAAAAAACTCACAAAGATCTTATAGAGTGGGGATGGACTGAGGAGCAGGTTAACGACTATCTGTCGGAACGCTCATTTATTAATGTCAGAGGCTTTTTCAATGACATTCATTCACTGTGCTTTTGTTGCGGTGAAAGCTTGAAGGCTCCACTTGTGATGTGGAATGGCCATAATGAACATCTGGTTGAAAAAGAAAAACAGATCTGGATGCATCGCAAGTGTTGTGAAAACATGATTCTAGGATTAACCAACGACGTTGAGCAGTTAAAGCGAGAGGAGGAAGCATGAGCGATTGGGTACTTATCCGCCGCACCAACGTGCTGCAAAACGTGGAGCTGCCACGGCCAAAGAAGACGCAGGACATCGTCGCCATCGGCGAGAAGGCTGCACTTGGCTCAAAGATGGAGGCGCTTATGCTTTTGCCGGAGAATCAATCGACGGATCTTATCGAGGTGAAGTATGTGCTTGAGCCGTACACGGGGCAGCACTCGCACACGTCTGCAAGGCCAGGTAATGGAACGCGATGAACAAAGGAATACTCGTCATCTCGCTTGAGATGCCAGCCAACCAGATCATCGACCGTCTCGTCGCCCGGCTCGGCAACGTCAGCCTGCGTGCGCTCGCTGAAGGTGCCAAGCATGAGC